AGAAATCCCAAAAAGAACTCACACGTGTAACCGCAGAGTTGGAAGGACTTAGGATGCAGCACCCCACGCTCAATTTAAAAGATTGGCGGAGCCGGGTTGCGGCCAAACCTGGGTCCAAGAAGCTGTCGGCCATTGGTGCTACTTCCAGCGACGAGTCGCAAAAGAAGTAGTTCCACCCCCATACTCTGGAAAAGCGTATGTAGGGGCTAATGTTGGATATCCCAGAATGACAACGGGGAACAAAGGCGACCAGATGGTCGATGAGGCGTATTGCGTCGTGTTTCCTGAATTGTCGGAATTGTTCTGGCCCAACAGAGGTGGCCCGGCGGAGTTGTTGTCCTTAGTGGCAATGGACGATAAGTGTGTACATCATGCTTGTCCACTGTCACCGGAAGTGGCTACCGCCGTTGTGGATGAACTCACTAGCCGGTATCCGGCCGTACCACCACCAGTGTGGTTGTCGGCTGATGTTATCGACTTTAAGCTAGTGATCCGAGAGGTGAGGAACATTGCTATAGCTGGTGCCCTGAACCCAGAAGGGGGATGTGGATGGCCGTATGCAATGGACTTTGCCACTACTGACGACTTTGTAGCCAAGGGATCACAGATCCTGCAGTTACAAGTTGCGTTGCGGGTGTACCTATTGTCAGTAACTCCAACCGAAACGTTGTTGACGTTGAGTGCTGAGCAACTGGTTTCCTGCGGTTTGGTGGACCCTGTCAGGGTCTTTATCAAACAAGAACCCCACAAGATAAAGAAACGTGCACTAAACCAGCGCCGTCTCATTTACAACGTGTCGATCGTCGATAAGATTGTTGAGATGTTGTTGTGGGGTTCCTGTGCGAAAGCTGATATTGGATCGTTTGAGAATTGTCCAAGTTAACCCGGTTTCGGTTTTGAAGATGATGATCTTATTAAAATGCGGGACAGGGTGTTTGCAGTCGCTCGAAGAAGCCTGTCTTTGACTCAGATATGAGCCATTGGGACTACACCGTTCAGCGGTGGGAGCTCCTTTTACAGGCCTTTGTTACCGCGCGTAGGATGGGTGGATCGGGTATGCTCATGCGTTTACTCGTGAACCGTACCGTATGCGCGACGCTAGCGCTGATCGTTCTTTCGGACGGTACAGCGTACCAGCGGG